GTCCGAGACGCAGACGCTTGTAGACCACATGTACCAGACGGTGTTGACCATCTGCGGTATGCCGAACCGAAACGGCGGCACTTCTACAAGCGACACTGGCAGCGCAGTCGTTTTGCGCGACGGATGGAGTGCGGCAGAGGCGAGGGCCAAGGACTCCGAACTGATGTTCAAGAAGTCCGAACGGGTGTTCTTGAAGTTGGTTCTGAATATCTGCAACGTCCTCGAAGGTATGCAGTTGAAGGTCTGCAACGTAGAGGTACGATTCACCCGGCGCAACTACGAGAACATTGCTCAAAAGGCGCAGGTTCTTGACCTGATGTTGAAGAACCCGAAAATCCATCCCCGGCTTGCGTTTGAATCGTCTGGTTTGTTCATTGATTCTGACCTTGCTTACACTCTCAGTATGGAGTACGTTGAAGAACAGGAGAAGAAACAAGCTGAACTGATGAAGCAACAGGAGGCGTTGAAGCGTGGTGGAGGAATGGAGAACGGTGACGATACCGGGTCTGAGCAACTACCAAGTAAGTAATCTTGGGAATGTTAGGAACACGTCTTGGCGAAGTCCGGGACGGATTCGGCAACTGACTCCTGTTAAGGACAAAGACGGCTACCTGCTGGTTTGCCTTTCCTACGAGGATGGTAGGCAGATTTGTCCAAGGATTCATAGGCTGGTGGCAATGGCTTTCCTGCCTAACCCTGACGGACTGGAACACGTCAACCATAAGGACGAAAACAAGGCGAATAATCGACTTGACAATCTGGAATGGATGACGTGTTATGACAATAACAACTACGGAACCCGCAACGCGAGACTTGCCAAGTCAAAGCTGAATACGAACTGTAAGCAGGTTCGGCAACTTGACTTGAAGGGAAATTTGATTAGGGTCTGGAAGTCGGTACATGAAGTGAATCGGCAACTGGGCTACGATGTCGGGTTTGTGGCAAGATGCTGTACAGGAAAATGCCTGACCGCCTACGGGTGGAAGTGGGAATATGAGGTGGCCTAATGGACGTGAAGATAACTAAGGATATGGCAGAGGCCATTGAAAATATCCTGAGTCACGGTAGCCGGGTTGAACTGGCTGTCGAAAAAGGGAAAGTCGCAATCGTTGAGATCAAGCGAAAACTTAAATACAAAGAAGCCTGAGATTAAGTCTCAGGAAGTCCAATGGGACTGTGCGTGACGAACGCATAGTCCCATTTTTTGTAGGTGAGGGTATGGTTCAGAGATACATTCATGCGCTGGACGAGGTAAACCGTATGGCTGCGGTGAGTTACCGAGAGTCCGGGGGCAACGTGGAGAATGTCATAGGCGACATACTCTCCCTGCTGATAGCGGCCTACCGCCACGGGATTGAGGATATTGCGGACATGCTCATGTACCGCATGTACATTGACCTGAACCGCATGAACAATGCGATCTACAAGAACATCGGCGGCAAGACCTTTGAGGACAGGGTGCGTGACCACATGGCAGCGGATGACCCGAAGGGTCTGCAAATGCTGGCTGAGTCCGAGTACCATAGGGTTTACTCTCAGGCAGAGTTCGACGGCGCGGAGGATTACGAAGCCGATACCGGGCTGACTCCTACGAAGAAGTGGAACACCATGAACGACAACGACGTTCGGGAAACCCACGACTTCTTGGAGGGCGTGTCCGTTGGACTCCATGAGGAATTTCACACTGTTGACGGAGATCATGCACTGGTTCCGGGCGGCTTTGAGAAAGCCGAGAACAACGCTGGCTGTCGGTGCTGGCTGACCTTTGGTGTAGCGTAGGAAACTACTTTACATGGCGGTAGGGAAACCGCCTTAACAAATCGCACAGCGAGACAACGCTATATAACAGACAACATAGTGAGTGAACACTTATAAAACGCGAAGGAGGATTTACCATGAGTTACCTGAGTAATCTGCTGGGAACTGCCTACAAGGAAGGTATGACGGAGGACGAACTTTCTGCGGCTCTGGAAGGGCTGAACCTGACCGCTGGCAGCGATGATGCCGAAGTCACCCGCCTGAAAGCGGCACTCTCCAAGGCCAACTCTGAGGCTGCGGACTACAAGAAGCAGTTGCGCAGTAAGCAGACCGAGGCTGAGGCGGCTGCGGCACAGCAGAAGGAGGACTACGACAAGGCCCTCAAAGAGAACGCCGAGTTGAAGCGTTCTATCGCCTTCTCCGAGAAAAAGGCAAAGCTGCTGAGTATGGGCTACGACGCTGACCTTGCCGACAAGACGGCTGCTGCGATGGTGGACGGTGACATGGACACTGTTCTGGCGAACCAGCAGACCTACCTCGAAGCCCAGAAGCAGTCCATGAAAGCCGACCAGATGCGCGGAACGGCCCGCCCCGCTGCTGGTGCTGAGGCTGGCGGCATGGACTACGAGAAGATGATTGCCGAGGCTCAGGCGAACGGTAATATCTCCGCTGCTGCATACTACACCCGTCTGCAAGCCGAAGAAGCGGCGAAACAGGCGAACCCCTAACTACTGAAAGGAGGTAGCAAATCATGGCTGATGTTTTTGCTACGAGTTTTGGTGTACTGAACTATTCCGGTATGCTGTTCAACAAGGGCAATACCCGCACTCCGCTGTCTGCCGCTATCGGCAGTAAGGCGAAGCTGACGAACCACGTTGAGTTCGTCACCGGGCAGGAGTACAACACCGGCACGACCGGCGCACAGCCCGCGATTTCCGAGAATGATTCTCTGACTGCCCCGGATGCGAGTGTTATCACCCGCGCCCAGAAAACCAACGTCACCCAGATTTTCATGGAGGCGGTGGGTATCTCCTACGCGAAGCAGTCCAACATGGGTACTCTGAGCGGCGTGAACATCGCCAACCAGCAGGCCAACCCCATCAACGAACTGGACTTTCAGGTGGCGGCGAAGATTGCCAAGGTCAATCGTGACATTGAGTACACGTTCATCAATGGACAGTACAACAAGGCCACTACCGACGCTACCGTGAATAAGACCCGTGGCTTGGTGGAGGCTATCACGACCAACGTGACGGCGATGGCGAACCAGCCCCTCGGTCTGTGGGACATTGCCGACATGGTGAAGAAGGTGTATGGCGCGAACGCTCCGACCTCCGGGCTGGTGGTCTGGTGTGACGCTATCACCCTGTTCCAGATCAACGCCGACGCTGTTCAGAACGGTCTTACGATTGTTCCTGCGTCCCGTGAGATCAACGGTATCGCCCTGTCCAGCGTCGTGACTCCCATCGGCGTTGTGTACCTGTATCTGGGCGAGTTCCTGCCCGCTGGTACGGCCCTGCTGCTCAATCTGGACGTTATCGCTCCTGTGTACCAGCCTGTTCCCGGCAAGGGCAACTTCTTCCTCGAACCGCTGGCGAAGGTCGGCGCGGGTGAGAAGTACCAGCTGTTCGGTCAGATCGGTCTTGACCACGGCCCCGAATGGTATCACGGTAAGTGGACTGGCATTGCGACCACGTTCACGAAGCCCGCTTACAGCCGTTCGGTCTACGTGAGCAACGCTTCTGAGTTCGGCGGCTAATCGACGAAAGGTAGGTGGACAACATGACTGATGCTGCGAAGCTGACGATGCTCAAAAGCATGACAGGCGAGACAGATGACGAAATGCTGTCCACCTACCTGTCTATGGCTGCGGACATTGTGATAAGCAGGGCTTTTCCTTTCGGGGACGGGACGGAAACCATGCCGACCAAATACGACCACGTACAGGTTCGGGTTGCCGCTTACATGCTGAACAAGCGCGGTGCTGAGGGCGAAAAGGTACATCTGGAAAACGGTATCTCCCGGCACTATGAAAGCGGCGACATTCCCCTGTCCCTGCTGCGCACGATCATTCCCTTCACCGGGAGAATGAACCCTCCTGCCCCTGACCCGGAACCTGACGAGGGAGGCGAAGATAGTGATACTCCTGAACCGTAATCTGGTGACGCTGCATTACTGCCTCTACAATGAGAAGGTTCCCGTCGTGGATGAAGAAGGGTATGAAACCGGCGAGTACGACGTTGGGTACGGCGAACCCGTGGCAATGCGGGCGAACGTCTCAGCGGCTACCGGGCAATCTCAGGTGGAACAGTTCGGCAACCTCGAAAACTACGACAAGGTTGTTGTCACGGATGACATGACGTGTCCGATTGACGAGAATACCGTTCTTTTCATCGACAAGGAACCCGCTTTCGATTCGCTGGGAAAACCCCAGTACGACTACACGGTGAAGCGTGTAGCCAAGTCTTTGAACAGTATTTCCATAGCTGTGAGCAAGGTGAAGGTATCGTGAAGCGGAAGTTTGTTATCGGGATTGACGGCAGCGGCGTAGACGCACTGATTCAGGCCCTTGAAAAACTGGACGGCTGGTTCAGAACCAAGTCTCAGGAACTTCTTAATCGGCTGGTAGCCGAAGGGTATCAGATTGCCGCCGCTGGATTTGCCGGGGCAGCGTATGACGGCACGAACGACGTGTCCGTAAGCGTAGAGGAACGGGGCGCAGGAGCGCGGGCGGTGGTTGCCGTAGGCTCCGCTGCTCTGTTCATAGAGTTCGGTACGGGTGTTACATACCCGGACAGTCACCCGGAAGCCGGGGCGAACGGCATGATTCGCGGTGTGTATGGACACGGCTTGGGTCGGTTGCCAAGCGGCTGGCGATACCCCGAAGCGAACGGGGCGGGAACCAGCGGTACGCCTGACCCGAAACACCCCGGCTACCTGCATACCTACGGCAACCCGGCAAACATGCCTATGTACAACGGTGCGAAGCACATAAAGGAACGACTGCCCGCACTTGCAAGGGAGGTATTTAGCGTTGATTGACATTGAGTCGAAGGTGTACGGGACGATTGCCCCGGCCCTGCGTGATGCTTTCACGGGAATTACCACTTCTGGCGAGTACGTCAAGGCTCCCTCCGAGTTTCCCTTTGTGAGCATCGTTGAGGCCGACAACTACACGTCCCTGAATAGGCTGGACACTTCGGACACCGAGAGGTTTGCAACCCTGATGTACGAAGTGAACGTGTACTCCAACAAGGGTTCGAGGAAGAAAAGCGAGTGCAAGTCCATACTGGCGATGATCGACCAGATCATGTACAGGATGAACTTCACCCGGATAGCTTCTACCCCGGTTCCCAACTTGGAGAACGCGAGTATCTACCGTATGACTGCCCGGTACAGGGCAGAGACGGACGGAACAAATATCTATAGGAGGTAATGAACTATGGCGATTTCTACCTACAAGGTCTTTCTGATGAAGAAGGGCACTGGCAACGAGTACGCCAAGCTGGTTGACATTAAGGAGTTCCCCGACCTCGGCGGCGACCCCGAAATGCTGGAAACCACTACCCTGTCTGACAAGATGCAGACTTTCATTCTGGGTATTCAGTCCAACGAGGGCTTGCAGTTCACGTCGAACTACACCAAGACCGACTATTCCAACCTGAAAGCGTTGGAGGGTGCAACCGAGTCCTACGCTGTGTGGTTCGGTGGCACTGAGGGCACTGACGGCACTGTGACCCCCACCGGCAGCGACGGCAAGTTCTCCTTCGACGGCGAACTGAGCGTTCATCCCGTGGGCGGCGGCGTGAACGAAGTCGTGGATATGGCTATCACCATCGCCCCGTCTACCGTGATTACTTTCGAGTAATCGACCAACAAACAGGAGGTAAACACTTATGAGTAAGCAGTTGACGTTCGTTTACAACGACAAGGAGTACACTTTGGAGTTCACCCGCGCTACTGTGCGGCAGATGGAGAACAACGGGTTCGTGGCAACCGACATTGAGACGAAGCCCATGACGGTTCTGCCTGACCTGTTCCGGGGTGCTTTCCTCGCCCACCATCGCTTCGAGAAGGCCGGGGTTGTCGATGAAATCTATGCCAAGATGACCAACAAGCCCGCCCTGATTGAAGCCCTGAGCGACATGTACAACGAACCTATCAAGGCTCTGCTCGACGAACCCGAACAGGGAAACGTCGAATGGACTCCGAACTGGTAAGCGATTCGGAGTCCGACACGGGGAGGAAGGGACGCAAACCTTCCTCCCTGACGGAGTATTTTGAAAAACTCTGTCCCTTTTACATCAATGCGGGCATGACCTACGACCAGTATTGGTACGGCGACGCAACCATAGTCAAGGCATACCGCAAGGCTTACCACATGCAGATGGAAAACAAGAACTTCTATCTGTGGCTGCAAGGCCGGTACTTCTATGATGCGCTGTGCTGCGTGGCTCCTATCCT